GCTCGGCTTGTGGCAGCGCACCTCGGCTACCCGCGGCTCAACTCAACGATTTGTTTGTTACTACGCATCGCACCAAACCGCGGCTTACGGCCCCGCCCATCGACTACCCGCAGCTCAACTCAACGATTTGTTTGTCAATTTATTTTCAAGGCCTCGCTCCGCGACACAACGTGGCTTTTCGCATCGCTTTGCTCTTCGCCGCTGCGCTCTTCGGCTCTCCGCTTTGCCCCGCTCTGCCCCGCCCATCGTGTCACTTCAACTCAACGAACTGTAAACCAAAAAGGAAATCATTATGTACAAAAGATCACAAAAAATGCTAGAAATGTGTGACCTGTTCCGAAGCGCAAACGGGCACCTTAGTTACGAAACCATCGAACAACACTTCGGTAAACCCATTGACGAAATGCGGCCCACGGCTTACTCCGCAAGAAAAGCTCTCGAAAAAGACGAAAGCATCGTTTTCGAATGTATCCCAAAAGTAGGATACAAACGTCTTAACGATAGCGAAAAAATAGAAAGTTTAAAAACTTTTACCCGCAGAATACAACGAACAACCAACAATGGCGTTCGCAGAACAAATACTGTTGAAGATAAAAATAACCTTTCCAGTGACGAAAGATTAAGGTTAAGTATAAAAATATCGGTGTTTCACGCACTTCAAGACAACTTAAACGCTCAAGACGATAAACAAAGATGAAAGATTTAACACCCTTCGAAAAAGCACAATTGAAATTCTTACAAAATCAAGAACATCAGTGCCAACGCGAAAGTCAAAAAAGAAGTTTCGAGCATCTTGATGTAAATCAAGATTGGGATAGAGCAAGACGCGAACTCAAAGAGTTCGTGTCCAGCTTACGACAAAAAGGCCGACACATATGATCAGCATACAAAAAATCCTCAAAACCCTCGAAAAAGAATACGATGATATCATCTGGGACTTCGGTGTTGACGATCCACGGCTCGCGAAACTCGCACACGATATCCTTCACTACAAAAAGCTGGACGCTCGCGGCGATCATTACGAACCCGACTTCTAAGAAAATTACTTTACTTTTGCTAGCTGAAATGTATGTTTGAGTTAGTGGTACTAAGTGGACATAGTTGAGGACTGTTCTTATCGCGGGCGAAAAGATTAGTGGACAAACCTTGAGAAGCCTGTACCACGTTTAACGGGCTTTTTTATTGCCTTGACATACCTCCCATAACATCCCATACTGGGGCACTTTATGAGGAGAACAATATGAAAAATCATACGCAACTTACATACCTCAAGGCTTATTATGAGGATTTAAAGTACCAACTTAACCATCCCAGCTATGGCATAAGTTTTATGAACTTGGGTAGTTGTGGTACACAATATTTTGAAACTCACGAAGAAGCTGAGAAATATGTAAAAACCTTAGCTGCTTTTGTTCAGGATTGGGAGGAGACTGTAGATGTGGGATAAGAGAACAGATGGAACAGATCACTGCGCAGGGTGCGGTGTTGGAGTGCAGGGATTTTATCACCCCGCACCAAACGAATTGCTTTGCGCCAACTGCTTTGAAGATTGGGCAGCGACTGAAAAAGAAAACAATGCCAAGGAGAACGTGTGATGGCCAAGGTAACTATAACAGCAACGCGCACTGTCGAACAAACAAAGACAGTGGAAGTTAAGGTTCGCATTGGAGATGTGAAGGAGTGGCTGAAGGAAGAGTATGGTTCACGAGTAAAGTATGGGTATGAATGGAATGATCAGCAGATACTTGAGGAATATTTCCAAGCTCACGAAGACCTTACCTGCATTTTAGGCGAGACAAAGGGGAACGTGGATGAAAGCTCAGACGATTGGGAAGTTCAACTAGCGGAGGAAGTGTGATGAAACCAACAGTTGAAAAGTTCAAACAGTTTGTCGAGGAGCAGGGCGACTTGCAAATCAAGTGGTACGGTAAGTATCATGGCCGCTTTTATCATAAAGGCATCGCTGTCAGGGGTAGCCTCAAAGACGGTGAAA